ATTCGGCTTGCGGAAGACCGCCGGTCGCATCCGCCTGGTCCTTGCCGCGCTCAGTCGCATAGGCTTGCTGCCCGCGAAGCGAAGGATCGGCGAGCGCATAGCCCTGATCGATGCGCTGCTGGCCCTGATCCAGAGCCATGTAGCGCTGCTCGATCGGGATCGGCCGCCCCGGAATCGACTGCTCGCGCGTACCGCCGCGGCTGCCGAACTGCACGGCGCGCGTTTGCCCGCTGTCTCCGGGAAAGAGCGTCGGCGACAGACCAAAGGTCTCCGGCTGCGCGGCATCGCCGCCGATAAACGCCTGATAGAGCGCGCCGAAACCCCTTGGCTGCTGCGCCGCCATGCGAATCTGGTCGGCCGTCTCGTCGTCGTATTCAAACAGCCTGATGACATCTTCCGCGTACTGACCGCGCATTTCCGGAGGGAGCGAGTCGCCATAACCGGCGATGCGGCCAAGTTGCTTCATCCGTTCCTTCTCGGCTTTCGCCGCCTCCTCCTGCTCGTACCGCTGCGCTCGCGCATACGGAAGATTAGGGAAGGCTTGCGCCCCCGCATCGGCGATGCGCCGCAGCCCGCCGCCGAACGCATTGCCAGCGCCGGCGCCGACGGAGAGGAGATCGCGAAAAGCGTTCACTGCTCCAGCCTTTCGGCGATCATCTTGTAATCGACGAACTGATAGCCGTGAGAGAGGCGGACCGCCTCCGGCAGGAACTCGGCGACTTCATCCGCCATGAAGCCAGCCGCCGCGCCCGAAAGCCCGAGTGCTTCCGCCTGGTCGTTCCAGCGCCATTTGTAGAAGACGAGCGGGCCGCAGTTCGACACCGCTGAAATATCGGTTTTGAGGCGGCGGTCGGAGTAATGGCCCACTGATGACCACGCGCCCGCTGGCGCGGCCCCGCCGCCGGAAACAAGTCCAGCGCCGAAATTCGCGAGCGAGGCGATGTTCTGCACCGCGCCGAAAGCATCGCCGATCTTTTGTCCGATCCCCTTATAGGTGCCGACCTTGCCCATGGCCGCAGCGAGCGCGTTCTGGCCTTGCTGACCGTAAAGGCCGGCTTGGCCCGAGGCCGCGCCGAAGCCCGCGCCCGCCTGCGATTGATTGAGCGCGATATAGCGATCTAAGGCGTTGCCGTACTGGCGCTGCCGCGCATCCTCTACGGCGCCAATGCGCGCCGATGAGTAGAGCAGCCCGTCCTTTGAAAGCCCGGAGTCTATATAGTCCTTTTCAAGACCGAAGGCGTTCTGAGCCGCCGCATAGAACGGCGAGCCTTCAAACAGCGCCCTCGCCGCAGCAACCTTTTCCGGCGTGTCAAGTCCTAGGAACGCGTTGGCGTTCCCGAACGCCGCCGAGCCGCCCGCCGCATACGGAGAAAAGGCGTTGACGCCCCTCTCGGTCGCCTGATTGGCCTGATCGAGGCCGGCATCAATCGCCTTGCGCTGGCGTTTTCCCTTCGACATTTCAGACCGCCATTTCTATGAACGTCATACCGTTTTCCTCGTATCGGCTCACTTCCTTGAACCCGACCATCGCCAGAAACCTCATCTGCCGGACGCTCCGCGGCTCATGGCTGATCCTCAGTTCCGCCCAAAATCGGCGGCTGTAGTCGATGACAACGAGAACGCCGGTGACGATCTCGCGCGGCGCCTTGATCGAGTTCGGCGTCGTGAACATCCATGCAAGGCCCCAACTCACTCCCGGATCGCGCTCCGCGCCGAACATGGAGACCGGCTCCCCGTCCTTCGCATAGACAACCCACGAGAACGGCGATTTGATCGCTGTCTCGTAGGCTTCCGCGGCAGGCTGATACTCGCACGCCGCAAGCGAGTGTCGATCGTCGTCCCGGAGATTCTCGGCGATGCGCCTTGCGGCTTCCGGCGTCGTCGGAGCGATCATCCCGGCGGTACTTCCTTAAGCTTCACCAGCAGTCCGCCCATGTTCCGTTGCCCTTCGCCATCTTGCCGGATACGGCCGTCGGCAGCGTCGAATGTTTCGGCATTACGGCTTCGTCGTCCCTAAATCGGTGGTGACCAGCGCCCCGGAGTTGTTGACGGTGACGCGCCAGTAGTGCGGCGTTCCTTGCGTGTCCTTGAGGACAAGGCCCTTGGTCGCGGAATCAACAATAACATCGTCGGTCGTATCGACGCCCTTGGTCGTTCGGCTCGACGAGTTAAGCCCGGCGTAGCCAGAAGCGGCGTTTTTCTCGCTTTCGCGCTGGTAGCCGGTATGCGGATCGGCCGCCGCCTCATGCGCCGCAAGTTCGGCGTCGCTCGCCGCGTCGGTTATTCCGTAGCCCGCCAATGTCGTCGGCGTGCCGGTGAAATTCGCCCATGCGAGATAGAACGCGCCGGACTGCGCATCGAAAAGATCGGCGTCAAGTCCGGAGCCCGCCCCGTCGACTGTCTTGATCGCGGTGAGGATTTCCGCCGCCGTCTGGTCCGCCGTCGCGCCGGCCTCAATTCCGTCGAGCTTCGTTCCGTCCGCCGAAACGTCGCGGCCGTCGACCGTGCCGTTGACGGAGACCGAGCCGGTGATCGTCAGGCCGCCAAACGTCGGCGCGCCGGTGGTCCTCAAATCCTGATCGTGGCCGACCGTCGCCGTGTAGGCGGGGCCGACAACCCCTGAGACAGTGAGGCCGCGCGCGGCCTGGACCAGAACTTGCGCGACATACGATCCGGACGGAATCGCCAGCGTCACATCCTCCGACCCCGTGGGGCCGTAGAGATTGGTGACGATGTTTTCGAGGGTGAGCCGCAGCTCCTCCGACGCAAGAACAGGCTTTCCCCCGACATAGCCGATCGGCGTGTCGGGCGGGAAGAGGACGAGCGAAAGATCGTAGCTGCGGGCCACTTACCGCGCTTCCTCGTTGTAGGTTACGCCGTAGACGGACCATCCGACGGGATCGGAATAGGCGAGTTCCAATTTTGCAATCGGCGGCTTCAATGTGCCCACCGGGCCGAAGACTGGGCGCCAGCGGCGCTCGCCGTGCTTGCCGATCTTGCGGATCATCTCCGATCCGAACTCCTCGCCGTCATAGGCGACCTTCACCATGCACTCGGGGTCCGATCCTTGCGTCGCCACCGCATCAAGTCCGATCCCGGCCTGCCCCTCGATAATGAGGTTCCAGATCGCGACGGTCTTTTCGACGGGCGCGAGCACCGAGGCGACGCGGCGCACCAATTGGCCGTTTTCAACAAACGCCATCGCATCGAGTTTGAAGAGCCGGCCGGTCGTCAGTTCCTGCACATATTGGAACCCGAACGACTCGACGAAGTAATCGTAGTTCCAAATCTCAGAAATCGGGCTCTTGCGGTCGCGCCTTCTGTGCCACGCCCCGGTCAGCGCGTCGTAGAAATACGAGCCCTTCCCCGGAATGAAGAGCTTGACGAATTGATGGCCGATCCAGTTATGCGCCGTAAGGCGGACGAGCGCCTTGTCCGCTTCCGTCAGCGCGGCGATGACTCGCTCAAGCCAATGCGTCGAAATCCGCTCGGCCCCGCCGCCCGACCATCGGCGGACGGTGTAATCGTGAGCAACCCAATAGCCCGCCCCCCCGATCTGCACCCTCGCCCTCGACCCAAGGACGCCGTACTCGAAGACGTAACCTTGCCGCTGGATGAACGGCTCGGTCGAGGAATTGGTGCCCGACCAGAACTCGGTTTTTCGCGAGCCCAGCGCCAGGATGTTCGAGCCGACGACGAGAATGGCCTTGATCTGATCGGGGTCGCGCTCGGCCGTGAAGAAGCCGGAGATAGTCGTCGCGGCGCCGGCGCTCGAATAGAATATCCGCCCTGAATTGTCCTCCGCATAGAGATGACGGTTATTGAGAACCGCCACGTCGATGATGCCGCCGGAGGCCCCGGCCGCCACAAGGTTGGCGGTAAAAACCGTGATGTTCGCCGCGGTCGCGGTGTAAACGTCGGGTCCGGAATTGATGACGGCCTGCGTCTGCGACAGCGCGAAGGCGATCGGCTTGTCGTCGTCAGTCACCGCTCCCGTGATCGAGGTTTCAACCCCCGATCCGTTCACCCGTTTGACCGCCGTTCCGTAAACGACGAAGATCGGCCCCGAGGCGATGGCGTCGGATTGAAAGCACCCCCGGCCCTTGGTCGAGCCGGTCGAAAACGCGACAAGGCCCGGCGTCGGGATGAGGCGGTACGGCCAGTCCTTGCGGTCGCCAGTTTCCTCAGCATACCAATTTTCGAGAACAATCTGCGGAAGGCCGTAGGACTCTTCCACATAGGCGTTGGCCGCAAACGGAAGACGCGGCATCAGGCGTATCGCTCGCGCTGGAGCAGTCCGGCGTCCTGAACGACTTTCTTCTGGAAGGCGCCGCAGATGCGGCCGTAGCCCCTCGCCGCCGCCGCCGCCGTTTCCGGACGGAGCGCATCGCCGGCGCCAAGATAGGCATGACTCCGCGCCGCGATCATCGCCGCCATGCCGTTTACGAACCGATCGGCCAGCGGAAACACGTTCGTCGTCGCTTGGGTCGTATGCGTCGGATATGCGGTTCCGTCGGTTTTGACGAGCGAGAAGTCCGACGCAAGTTCGTGCATCAGCGTGTTGTACTCAGCAAGAATGTCGAGCTGTTCCGGGCCGCTCGGCGCGGCTTCCGACGGCCAAATGCCCAAGTGCTTCGCCGCGCGCGTCGTGATGTCGCCGACCGTCGCCATGTGGCGCCTGCAAGTTGTTCAAGGAAAGGAATGGGGAGAGCCGACGGCCCTCCCCTCTTTTTTCAGGTCATCAGCCCCAAAGGCGGTTGCCGAGATCAGGATAGATCACAGCGCCGCCGTAGAGCGTATCTACGCGGATAACGTCGTCGTCCGCGTTGATATCGTAGTCCTTGACGATGCGGACCGAGAGGCCGTTCGCCGTCGCCCGGCCCTTGAACGCAACGCCGTCCGGCATTTCGATCGGCACCGTAACGAGCGCGATTGCGTTCTTGTGCAAGGTCAGGTTCTGCGGATAGGCGACGCCGCCCGTTCCGCGCACCGTGATCGCCGCATTGTCCGCCGGCGCCGCAGAGACCGTCTGATACGGTCCCGACGTGATGATCGCCGGCGAGATCGTCAGCGTCGCCGGACCCGTCGTAGCGCCGGAGTTGGCGTCGGCGAGGACGGTGAACTGCTGAAGATAGGACATTACGGTTTTGCCCGTCGCGCCTTCGCCCGGCACAGGGTTCACCGCAAAGACGCCGGCGATGGTGAACACGTCGCCGGCCTTCAAGATGCCGGTTGTCGAGTTCGTCCATCCGTCGGTGATGAGCGATTGCGAGTAAACGTCGTCGGCGTTGGCGTAGGTGACGTTTTGCGCGGCGCCGTTGACGAGCGGCGTTCCGGTCGCGACCCCGACCGTATGGTTGGGGACGTTCTGCGAGCGATACGTCGCAAAGCCCGCAACGTCGCCGATCGCGGCCTTGCGGTAAGCGCCCTTCACCATTTCTTGCTGCAGAAGGGTTGTCTGATTGCCGGCGATGCCCCACGCCGCAACAGGAGAGAGGGCCGCGAAACGGTCCTCGCCGCTGACCGCCATTTCATCGAGCCGCTGCGCGGCCGTTGAGACGAGAGCGAAGGTTGACGGGGTTGTTCCCGGCGTACCGGTCGAGTTCCAAATCTTCGTGTAGAGCGAAGCGAGGAACTTATCCACAGTGTTTCCGAGGGTGATCATCGCGGGACGGATGTACCGCTCGGAGTACTCCTCGACGCGCAGCGTCAAATCCTGCGTCGAGAATTTCCACGACACGTGCTTCCGCTGGTTCATCACGATGTTGGTCGAGCCTTCTTCGACGTCCTGGTTAACGCGGGTTGCGCCGTCGGACGTGAAGAACTTGACCGGCCTGCGAATGTTCACCGTGTCGCCAATCTTCTTGAACTCGTTCTTGTATTCCTTGTGGACAAGGTTGCCGAGAACGAGGTTGTTTTCGAGCTGCATCAGCGCTTCTTTAGCGATGACGCCGCCGGGGTCTTTGTAGTCGATAATGCGGTTCGCCATGACGAATTCCTTTCAATTGGCGATCCGCGCCGTGTCGGCGTTTAGCCGAATCCACGAAGCTTCTTGAAGGTCGCGTAGTCGGCGGACTCCAGATTGACATCCGGGGCCGTCGTCGAGCCCTTAAGCGGCTTGATGGGTTTGGGCGCGGAACTGGTTGTTTTGGGTCTTGGAAGCGTGAGGCCGGCTTCGATGCGCGCAAGTTCCGCCCCGAGCTGAATCGGGGACAGTCTGTTAAGACGCTTCAGGCGTTCGTGGTCGTTCGCAAGCGCATAGGCGATCTCAGGCCCGCGCTCCATTTGCGTGACCGCAGCTGCGATCTCTGCCGTAAACGGAGCATTCAGGTCATAGACCTTCTGCGCGAAATCCTTGATGTGGGCGAGTTCCGCAACCTGCTCTTCCCAAGCGGCTATTGCGGCTTCCTTCGCCTCACCTTCGGCCATCTCGCGCTCGGCCTTAACCGTTTCGATTTGCGCTTCTGTCTGGGCGCGCATCGCGGTGTTGACGGCGTTCTGAGCGTTCGCGGCGTCGTAGTTTTCCGCCGCGGTCGGGTCGATGTCCTTTAGCGCGCCGGCGCGGCGCGTCAGATCTTCGATTTGCTTGTTCTTGCGTACGATCTCGGTCCAAAGCTGTTCTTCGCGTTCTCTGCGAAGCCTGCGCTTTCTCTGGCTTTTGGTCTCTTTGGTCTCTTTGATTTCCGCCGGCGCTTCATCCTTGGCAGGCTCGTCCTCGGGCTCCTCGATCGGCGCTGCGGGGGGCGTTTCCGCCGCCTCCGTTGCTTCGGTCGTTTCGGCCTCTGGCGCTTCCGCCTCGTCTTTCGCGTCGTCGGTTTCGGCTTTGTCATTGACCTCTAGTTCAGACGTTTTGGCTGTATCCAATTCGTCCGGGGCGGGGATCGCGCCCTCGGGAACGTCGATCTTCATGTTTGGTCCTTTGGCTAGTTCAGCGGTCCCGCGCCGTTAAGCGCAGTCGGCTGAGGGGATGGCAGGGCCGCCTGGCCAGCGAGCGCCTGTACGACAGCGGCCATGACGGCCTGCTGAACCGCGCCAGTGAGCGCGGATAGGTCAAGCTTCTTCATCACGTTGTCGAGTTCGACGCCTTCGGCTTCCTGCGCCGTCTTTTGCGCCTTCGCCTGCTTGTCGACGATTTCCGCCTCGGCGCCCGCCATTTGCAGCGCAATCTGGATTTGCGACAACTGCTGTTCTTGCCGGCGCCGCATCGCCTCTTCCGGCGTCGGCTCTTCGTCGTCGTCCTGCAGTTGCTGCGGCAGAAGCTTTTTCGCCCGCTCCGCGAATTGATCCGCGCCAGGCCAATCGGAGTTCTTGGCGACGAGATCGAGGAAGTATTGCGCGAAGGGCTGGCCCTGCAGGACCAGCGCCATGCCCTCAAGCGCCTCTTGACGCTTTGTCGCATAGGACGGGCCGATGTTCACCGTCACGTCGTAATCGCCGACCGTCAGGTCGTTGTAGACCTTCGGCAAGCCATTCTCGATAACGATGCTGTTCACCTCATCGAGGTTGTCGGACAAATCGTCGGCGACGATGCGGATCGCGCGCTGCGTGTCGTAAACGATAGGAATCAGATCGACGATGATCCGCCCCGCGCGCCGCATGGATGCGGCGAGGTTGTCGCCGAAGAAGTTAGTCGAAACGTCGCCTTCTTTCTGACGCTGGCGAATGGCGACGCCCGCCGTCTCATTCGACCGATTGCCGAGCGAGGCGTCGTAAATCCCCGTCGTCGCCTTCATGTCATCCGCGGCGAGCGCGATTTCGTTCTGCATCCCGGACGATATCTGCGGCGGAACCTCGCGGCTCGGCCGCGCCGGGTTTTCCTTGTCGTTGAAAGGCAGGAACGGCTTGTTGCCCTTGTTGGCCGCAAGCCACGCTTCTTCAAAGCCGGCGATCTGCGATGCGCCGACCATGTAAGGTGCTTTCGGCGCGGAGCCGATCACCTCTGTTTGCGTCGAGCGCCAGAAATTATAGAGCCGCTGCGGGTCTTTCGCCCAGCGGATGAGGCCGGCGCGAAGCTTCGTCTTCTCGAAATGCACCTCTTCGCCGATCACCGGAACGATCGGGATATCTTCCGTCGGCCATTCGCCCTCGTCGAGAATATCGCCGCCGGAGAACTTGCACCATTTGATCTTGCGGACGGCGGCTTCGGCCGTTTCTTCGATGAACGTCTCACGCCCGTCGATGAACCGGATAAAGCCGTCGACCTCGTTTAGTTGCGCGCCGAGCGGCAGGCGATCGCGGCGGAGGATCGCGCCGCCTTCAAGCCGAATGAACGCCGCCTTTCCTTCCTCGACCGAAAACCGCTCGGCGATCATCACCATGTCCGGCATGATCCATTGCCAAGTCATGTGATCGAAATCGTCGTCGCCGAAGTCGAGGAGCTTTGCGCCCGGAAACTCCTTCTCGTAGTGCGCCCTGGTCATCCCCTCGCGCACATAGACGTGCTTGGCGTCAGCTCTCGTAATCGACCGCGCGCCGTAATCCCACACGACCGCGAGCGGGTTGTGGATCGGCTTGAGGAAGATATCCTGCGCGAACGGATTGTTCGGCAGATGGTCCGTTGTGATCCGAAAGTGCCCGATGCCGCAGCGCACCGCCGATTCGACCGCAACCGTGTAAGGCTGCTCGTCCTTCGATCGGTCCTCGATGTTGCGGAGGATGCCGTTGATGACCTCCGCCGTGTCTTCATCAGCCCCGTTGCCGTTCGGACGGACTGAAATCGACGGCTTTACGTCGCGCAAATCGCCGACCACTTGCCGGATGAACTGCGGGAGGCGATTGATCGTGAGACACGGACGGCCTTCCGACTCACGGGCTGACTTGTCGTTCGCATCCCATTGCTCGCCGGCCGAGAATTCCAAGTCGTCGCGCGCCCGGTCGCGGTTGTGTTCGTCCGCCTCCCAATCGTCCTGAAATTCTGCAAGGTATGCCTTGACCTGATCCGCCTTCCTGTTGGTGTCGGCCAATTCACATTCCCATGTAGCTCGTGGGGCGCGATGCGCCTCCGTTCAATTTGGCGACAAGGCCGCCGTATTCAGACGGAGCCTTGTGATTGAGAGCGAACGTCCGGAAAGCGTCGGCGCCGTGGCTCGCCCAGTCATGCAAGGGGCGCTGCCGGAAAGACTTCAGCTTCTCGTCAAATTCGCGCCGGTATTGCTTCAGGGCTTCGACGCCGCGTCCGCAATTCGTCTTGTCGAACACGCATTGCGGGATCAGCCGCCGCGCCGCCTCAATGCCGTCGATGATCGACTCCTGAGGGCATATTTCAACGCTTTGCCCAAGCGCTTCTTCGAGTTGATCGCGGTAGCTTTTCGCCGAGCCGCCGTCCCGCTTGTCCGCATCGTGCGGCAGATAGTGACGTTCGTAGCGGTACGGCTTCTTGCGCAAAACGTCCGCGTAATGACTGACCGGCATATCCGTCGATTCGTAGTAGTCGATCGCCCGATATTCTCGGCCGACGACTTGCAAGAACCAAATCGCCGTAGGGTCTGAGACGCCGATGTCCCAAGCCGTGTAGGTCAGCGCGCCCCTGTCATGCGGGACAGCGCAGATGCGTCCCCGCTCTTCGGCCTCGCGCATCTCCTTTCCGAAATAGGCGCCGACAAGCGCCGCCTCAAACGAACACTCGAATTCCTGCGCGTATTCGTCCTCGCTCATGGACCTTGCGGCGTCGGCGAGTTCGCCCGAACTAAGAATCCCGGTGGTCGATGCTTTGAGCACGAGCGAGAACCAGTTCGGGTCGCGCTGCGCCGCGTCGTGAATCTCCCAAAAGCCGTTTTTGCCTTTCGGCGTGCCGATGAATGTACCGCGGCCCTCGCGATCAACCAAAGCCGGACGAATGACCTGCGACCAAGCCCGCGGATCGGCGTCCGCCGGCTCGTCCATGGTCACGCGGTCGAGATAAACGCCGCGCATCCCGTCGTAATTATCCGCCCCGAGGAGTCGGTATCGGGCGCCGTTCGGGAAATCCGCGCGCAGCTCCGTCTCATTGAACTCAATGCCGGGGATCGGCCCCGTGAACGTCTTCACATAATCCCAAGCAACGGCCTTGGCCTGTTTTAGCAGCGGCGCGACATAGGCGGCGCGGAACGCATCAAGGCTCGCTCCCGATCGCCAATGCGATCGTTTTAGACAGGCCCGGATGTCATCGTTTATGCAGGCGACGGTCTTGCCCGCCCGGCGATGCGCGACGATGCAGGCCCAGCGCTCGTGCCGGGCGTGATAGGCGCGGAATTGCTCGCGAGGGCGGTACGGGATTTCGATAGTTTTGGCCGATTGTGCTTTCCGTTCGCGTGGCGCTGATGCATTTTGTTGCGCCGGCGTAGCCGTTTCGGCTAATCCTTCCACTTGATTTCGACCGCCTCGCCGTTCGGCCCTGACACTTCCGCCGCAATCTTGTCGCCCAGCAGCCCTCGGTTAAGCTTCGACGAAAACCATTTCCGCTGATCGAGCATAAGCCGCTTGTGATCCGAAGGGATTTCCAGATTGTCAGCAATTTCAAGCGCTTCTTCCGCGAGGAGCAGGCCCCGCGCTTCGCACGCGCGCGTGTATTGCGTAGCCAGGACCGGGTCGTTGTCCTTCCACAGGCGAAACGTTGCTTCCCCCACGCCGATTTCAGCGCACGCCGCGCGTTGGGATTTGCCGCTATCAATCAGCGCGATGACGGCTGACGCTTTGTCGGCGTCCATCTGACTTTGCATCTTTCTGCTACGGAGGTTGAGGAGTGCGTCCAAGCACTGCAGCAATTACGCGGACGGCGCAGTCCCGCGCCCACAGACGGAGACCGCAACTCAGATTTTGGCTGGGAAATCGACCACATTAAGCTGGTCAGCCTCGGCGGCAGTGACGACTTGTCCAATAAACGGCCCCTGCATTGGCGCGTCAACTGTTCCGCAGGCGGACTCCTCGGATCTCTTGCGGGCCTCGGCAAACGCTGAATCTGCGCTGACAAGGAGATGAGAAATCGTCTCCTTGTTTCGCCCATCGTAGACGGCGACAACATGCAACCCAAGGCCAACAAGCGTATTGTAGAGGCGCAGGTTGCACGTCGCGCCCGACATATCAGCCGCGCTTTGCACCGCCGTTCCGTTTCGCCGTCGCTTTGTGGGGCGTCGGTGGCGTGTTCAGCATCCGTTTGAGAACTTCGTCTCGCTTCTTTTCGTCAGGGTCTCAAGAAGCGGCGACGGGGATCGTTTAGCCTCAAACGCCATCGCCAAGTAGACGACGCGCAACACGTCCTCGATCGGCTCGCCGTACTGACATTCCCACAATCGGGAGCGCCCCGCCTCGATCATGCGGGGCGTCACGATTAAAGCACCGGCCTGCCCGCTTTCGTCTGTCACCTTCCCGCCTGCGTAGTCTCGGGCTCCGGCCGCCGCGCGAAACTCATAGCCTAATACACCAGTCTGGCGACATCGGCATGGGTTTCGTGGGTTTTGTCAAGGGCTTAGTTCAAGTCTTTTTGAGGAGAGCCCCGCAACGATCCGATCAAGCTGCTCGGCGCGGACCTCGCGAACCCGCCGGACCGACAGTCCGTCCTGCTGGCTGATCCAAGGATAGCCCCTTCCGTGCGCCCGCCACCAAACGATCCGGATACAGCGGCGCTTGTCAAAGCCGTGGCAGAACCGCAGCCACGTCGTCACCGCCTCGTAGCGCGATACTTCCGCCGCGCGCGGAGGATTGAGGCGCTGGATACCGCGGTACAATTCATCGTCGAACTGCGTACTTTTCGCCTCGGATGAGCGGCGTTCGGCGAGCCGGTCATTATAGGCGCCGATGATCTCGCTTTCCACCGACCAGCAATCGGGCCAGCCCGAGACAAAACCGATCGGCCCGGGACGGGCCAAGGATCGCTCCACACGCGCGGCGTCGGTAAGGCAGCCCCACACCACGCTCCGGCAATTCTCCGGATCAGCGCCCGCCTGACGGGCCTGCGATCGCCCATGCCTGAGAGCCGCCTCGCTGCCGCGCCAGTCGATTTCAACCTGCCGCGGAAGTTCCGGCTTTTGGTCATAGGCGGGTTCGGTCATTCGGTCGTGGGCCTCCAGCTCGCTCATTGCTTTTCATTCGAAGAAGTAATCCCAACGTCGACTAGCTCGCGCACCGCCGAACAAAACCGGATGTGCCGCGCCCTCGCGTACGCGTCGATCTCTTCGATCTGTTCGTCAGTGAAGCCGACCGAAATCTTCGCCTTCTTTGTTCGCCCGTCCCGCGTCATCTTCACCGGCCGGTAGCCCATCATCGATCCGCGCATTGTCGACTCCACTTCCGCACATGAAACAGTCGAGTCATGTTTCGCGCGTGTTTTCCGCCGGCGCTTTCACTTGCCAGTTCCCGTATCCGAAGGCGCTGTTAAGCGGCTCATGGAAGCGCTTGCCGATTTCCACGGCGCTGAAGCCGTTCACCGCCTTGATCAAGGCGCCCTCGCCTCTCGGTTCGATGAGACAATGCCCGCCGTCCTCAAACCACGCCCGGTACTTCTCGAGCGAAATGATCGCGATGAGGCGCTGAATCTTCGGCGCCAAACCGTTCTTTGGAAGGACGATCCCCGGCGGCGGTGCGACGGCCAAGCCTTCAACGTCGCGCCAGCGCTGATATTTGAAGTAGCGGACGCAATCGCAGACCGCCTTCGATTTGTCGGGATAAACGCGCTTGTAGGCCGGAAGTCCCTCGATCGCTTGCGTCCGCTCTTCCGGCGAGAGGGCTCGGAAAGCAGTGTAGGCTTCCTGCCTTGATCCCTTGACGAGGGTTGCGCTTTCGGTGAGCCTTCTTGGATAATCGGCCCAAAGCCGCGCAAACGCCTCTTCAATAGAGTCTTTTTCTAGTCTAGTCTCAGTCTTAGTCTCTATCTTAGTCTTAGTCTTAGTCTTAGTCTTAGGGGGCCTGTCACCCTCGAACAATTCCGCATCTTTCAATGACTTATCAGGCGAGTTTGCGCCGTTTCGTTGTGCTTTTGCGTCCGGTTCACGACTGATTCGTTCCACTTTCGCTGGCACTTCGTTGGCGTTTCGCTCCTGATTCGTCACTGTTTCGCGGTCAGTTCGTGGTGGTTTCGGCTCTTTTTTGTCGGCGATGGCGCCGAGTTCCCGTTCGGCTTTCTCGTTCCAGAGATAGCCGTCGCGGACGTAAACCTTGCCCCTGGCGACAAGGAGATCGACGAGGGTGCGGGCCTTTCGCGTCGACGCGCGGAACATCCCGGCGAGCACCCGGTCGTTCATCGGACACCCGCGCTCGCTCCGGTAGATCGCGTTGCAGATGCGAAGATAGGCCGCCTCCTCCTCGAGAGAGAGGTCGGCCGTCGCATGATCCCAGAGCACAGGGTCCATTTTATAGAAGTTCGCCATCTACCCTGCCATGTCGAAGAATTCGCGGACGTGGCTGATCGCAACCTGGCACTCGGCCCAAATCTCGCGGCCGAGAAAGCGCATCGCGAAAACCCTGCGCTTGGCGAAGGTCGCGAGCCTCAAATTGTCCTTGGCGATCTGGCGCTCGCTGTCATAGTGCCAGTCCTTGCCGTCCGCCTCGACCGCGAGGCATTCGCCGTTGCGGATGAAAAGAAAGTCCGGACGGAAGTCGCCGATCCACACTTGGGGAAAGACGTGAACCCGCGACGGATTCGCGGCCGCCAGTTCCTTCGCCTCTTCAAGCGTCAAGTCTTGCAAGAGCCCCACAACAAAATCGTAGCGGGTGACGTGCATCATGAACTGCGCTTCGATCGGGCTGTCGGTCAGGTTGCACGCCTGAATGACGGGCATTTGGCCGATGACGCCGTTCTCAACCGTATCGACCATCACGGAATTGAGGATTGAGGCGAGCTTTCGCATCACGCCGCCTCAGCGTCGATCATGGATTGGGCGAATGATTCCCTCACGCCGCGATCCTCGCTTTTGTCCCGAGGCCGAAATCCCCGAGCGCAAGTTCAACATCAAGAAGCGAGCGACAGAGGTGGTATTGGAACCCCAGCGCCTTGACGCTGTTCTGAAACTCGATTTGGGCGTCGGACATCCGACCCTTTTTCGACTTGAGTTCGATGAAATGGCATCGTCCGCCAACTGACAAAATAACGATATCGGCGACGCCGGGAAGGACGCCCATCGCCTTCAATCGTCCGGCGGTGATCGGATCGCGCTTTTCCGCCGTTGGCGACGTGGAATGCGAGCGCGCCTTTCGGCAGCGCGACAGCGAGATACCGCATCGCGATCTTTTGCAGTTCGGCTTCGGTCTCGGCGGTTCTCATGCGGCGCACTCGAACTTGTCGGCTTCGTCGCCCCACGCATCCCACCCGATGCTTGAAACAAGCAAATTATCAGCGACACCACCGATAGCGAGCGCATCGCCGCCCGTGCGGCGCGCGACAAGATCAAGGAACGGATAGTTGCCGCGGTTCTCGTTGACAAAGACGCGGAGTTTGACGGGGTGTCCGTAATTGATGATCGCAGCGAGGCGGTGCTGGCCGTCGATCAGATCGCCGTCCTCCGTAAAAGCGATGCCCTGATGCGTCTCGCGGAAGCGGCCCACCTTCATATCCGCTGCAATTTTTGCAACGTGCGGGGAACGACGCGGGCGATTGAGGACATTCCGCTGCAACATCTCGGCCGCAAGATTCGGCGTGATCAACAGCCGCAGCATCGTCGGCCCCTTGCCGGCATGGAGGTCGAGGAGTTTTTGCAATGGGTATTCGCCCTCTTGCAGGCGCTTCGCGACTTTCGGCGCCTCAACCTGATCAACAGACTGCAACATGACGTTGCTCCTTTCGTAATTTCACAGCGCGTCCCTCACGTTGAAGGCGGGAAAGCCGCGGGCGGCGAGTTCGTCGGCGATCGTCTGCAGGATGTCGCGCTGGCGGTTTTCGAGGCCGGCGGCGAGCCGCCAATGGAGGCGGCCGAGCGTGTAGCGGATGGTAGCGTGGTCGCGGCAGAACGCTTCAGCAATGACGGGAAGCGAGCACCCCGCCGCCGGATGATGGCGCAGCATCCACCATATCCACCGGCGCTTCCGCATCGCGCGCTGGCTGCGGCTGCGGCCGAACAGCATCTCCGGCGTCACTTTTCCCCAGCCCGCATCGGGAATCTCTCCGCAGCAAATAGCCACAAGATGCGGTAGGAGGCGGGTTAGTGCGTCTACTGAATGTTGGTGATATTCGATGCATTTTGGGCCGCCGCGCGGACGCCGCTTGCGCCGCGCCTGTGGAAAACTTCCGCGAACAGGGGTAGACTGATTAAGCGCCGTTTCGCTCATTGTCCGGCCCCGAGCAGGCCGAAAACGAACACGGCGGCGGCGAGCGCGGCGACAAAAGCGAGGAGTTCCGCTGCATAAAGGGCGGCCCCGCGGAGAAGGCGAGGCGCGCCGGATAGGGGAGACAAGACGGCGCGCCTCTCGCGCGCAGGACGGCTCAGGGCCGCGCGCGATTCGGTGAAGGGGTTTGAGTCGAGTGGGAACATCGGGACGCCTTCGTCAAAGTCAGGCGGCAGAGCGAGCAATTGGCGTTCGAGCGGCGTTCGTCCGTCAGCGGCGTGTTTCATGGCGGGCCTCACGCGCGAACGG